AGATGCCGCCCATGTTCGTGCCCTGGGCGTTGATGTATTTGCTCAGGTCCGAGGTTGTTTGCTGTATGTTGCCCGCGTTTCTCACCCCAGTGTCATAGGCGTATTTAGCCGCATCACGCATCAGGGCCGTTTCGTTGTTAATCCCCGCCGCTGTAATGGCTCCGCCCGCGCTCAGTGCAGCCGCCTGGAGTTGGGCGTTATAGCCCTCCCTCGCAGTCGCCGCTGCTGCCTGCCGGTCATATAGGGAAGTCTGCTGGCCCGCGGCGGTAAGCCCACGGTCAGCAACATTGCCCAAACGGTTGAATTGGTTCTGAAAGTCCTGTTGTGCCATTCCCTGGCCGTAGTCGCTCAGAGCCTTCATCACGTTTCCGCCCTTTAAGCCACCTGTCGCCGCCGCGTTTCGCAGGACAGCCTGCTCGCCACGCTCGCGGAGAAACTGCTGCCCCGGCGAATCCTGAAATGCCGCATATGCCTGCGCCTGGGCCTCTGGCCCCATAGCCCCGGACAGTGCGGCCTGTTGGTTGTTGGCCTGAACTCCGGGATTTACCCACTTATTCAGGTTCTTGATACCCGCCTGAGTGGGGCGTCCTGCGCCACCCACGCCACTAAACGACCCGCCCTGACTGCCGCCCTGCCTGTTCTGCTGCCCCCACTGGGAAACCGCAGCGCTACCTTGCGGGCCTGCCTGCGCGTTGCCCTGTCCCAGTATCTGATGCGCACCGGAAAGCCCATGCAGGGGCACCTGTTGCGCGTAGGGTGATGCCTGACCTTGCGTTGAGTACATTACCTTATCCCCAATGCTCTGATGATGTTGGACATATTCTCCATTTCCATACGCCGCTGACCGCCACCCGACAGCGCATCACCGAAGCCTTGCATTTTTTGCGCGAAGCTCCGCTGTGCTTGCGGCTGGTCAGGCGTCCCATAGGCCATACGTGCCCAGGGGCCGGTGGGCTGCCCGGAAAGCTGGCTACCGAAGTCCTGCGCCCGCTGTGCAAATGTGCGCTCAGGTTGCTCGTAGGGCTGGCCCTCGTAGTTCACGCCGCCATAGTTCTGGTAGGCGGTAGGCTCAGGCAGTCGCGCAGAAAAGTCCTGTTGATTGGGCATCCCCAGGTCTACCGCCATAAAGTTGGCGTAATTGACGGGCATACCGAACAGGGCGTTTTGGTACTCAGGCATTGCGTTGATCAGGTTCTGCTGTGCCGCTACGTTGCCCCGGTTGTAATAGTCCATCTCCCCATAGGCACCGCGCCCAACATTGTCCAAAGCCATGTTGTAGGTGTCGGTGCGGTAAGCGTCCCCGAAGTCATAACCCCGGTTTATATCGTCAATGGCGCGGCCTAATTGGCCCTCCATGTACTCCTGTGCCCTGCGGTTTTCCTTCCGCTGGTTCTTTTGGCCGCTGTTGTCGCTTCCGCTCAATATGCCCATTAGACTAGCTCCCAGCCTTTTTTGCGGTCGTTAGTGACCGACGCTTGCATTTTTCGATATTCAATAGCACCCGCACTGCCCGCTGTGTCTATGTACAGTGAGTACAGGGGTGCCTCCACAACGCCCTCCGGGGAACCGCTCCCCGTGATAGGCAAATACCGCTCGATGTTTTTCAGGTACAACAGGAAATACTGCGTGGGAATGCCCTCGCTGTTTACCAGAGGTACGCCGCCGTTTAGCTGGCTCATCCCGTTACCTCCGCAGTCACCTGCAACAGCGTCGGCTTGACTTGATCGCTCATTTCAAACCGATAAACGTCAAACCGGGCAGAGCGCCCATTACGCCGCCATATGGCCCGCCTGTTGTATTCCCCTATCTTTCCCATGCCCCGGCTTCTCGGGTCGGCAAAGTTCTTACCGCCATCGCGGGAAATGGAGAAACTAATCTGGGGGTCTAGGGTCGCAGTGCCCACGCCACTCTCCACTGTCGCCTCAATCTCAGGCAAAAACATGGGCTTCATGTTGTTTTGGAAGGGCTGGAGGGTGACTGAACGAACAATGTCATTCCCATACTCTGCGTAAGTGTCGGCATCGAGAATGCCTATCCGGCCATCCTCGGTGTCGCCACAGAAAATTTCCCCGTAACAGGCGAGATAGGACGCCGCACGATGAGAAATAATGTCCCAGCTTGTACCGCTCATCACGCGGGATTGCCGGTCTGACCAGCGCCCGGTTGAGAGGTCGTATACGATAGTGGTGTCAGGCAACTGAAAGCCGACAAAGTAATGCCCCGCCTGCCCGTATGACCACGCAAAGACAGCGGCAAGCTCGGCCTCAGACAGCCTGGATAAAATCTGGTCTATGGCCTTGGTGGACACCTTCTCCATCGTCGTGCCGCCCAGCGCCCATATAGCAGGCTCCTCGCTCTCGCCAGCGCCCAAAAACACCACAGCCTCGGACGTATTCGCCACAGCGAACTCCGACGTAATGCCACGGTCGAAAAACAGGCCAGATCGTTGAAACGGGAAGTCAGCACCGCCGATGTTCTGGAATGCCTCAATCGTGCGCTCACCAGCTATATACAACTGGTTCTTAAATACAAAGGGCGTTACACCTGAATCCGGGGAGGATTCAGCGGTGCCGAAGTCCAGCGCGTTCCACGATGTACCGTCATTGATAGCCGAGACAATGAACGTGTCGCCCTGGTCGGTCGTGCAGATAAAGTAACCGTCTAGGAAAACAACCTGCCGGGGATTGCCGCTGGCGGTAAAGTCCGCGTCCGTAATCTGTACCAACAGGTCAGGGTCGGCGGTGAAGATATAACCGTTACCACCGGGCACAAGGATCATCAACTGTGTGCCGTTGTCCGCCATTGAAACCCGGCCTATTCCAGAGATAGTTCCGAGGTTATCGAGGGAGTGGTCGGCATTAAGGCGCATCAGGGACGTACCCTGCACAAAATACGCCTTGCCGCTCATCCTGTGGCATACACGGTTGGCAAAGATGATCGTAGAGCCTGCGGTGGCTACCTGACGCAAACCGGGTGTACCGTACAGAATGGCGCTGCTCAGCCCCTCCACATCCAAAAAATGCGGGTACCAATTAACGCAACGCTGTGCAGAGGCAGGCAGTGACTGCTCCTGATAGCTTCCGTTAGCGATTGGCAGGGGAATGGTGGCCATTAGCAAAGCTCCACCTTGGCATCCATCACGGTGATGTCCTCGGAGCCGAAAATGTCCCCCACCCACAACTCAACATAATCCCCAGGCTGGAGTCTCAGGGAGACCTGAAAGCTATGCTCGGAAGGGGTGGAGGACAACGCCGGAGTAATGAACTGGGCAGAAGGCAGGTTCACCCTGTCCCCGTTCACGACAATTCCAAGGATCGAAGCGGAAACGCTGCCGGTTGCCTTTAGTTTCAGTTCAGCCTTGATCCGGGCGGTTATCTCACCATCGCGCCGGTTAGTCATGCGGCCCGTAATATCAACGCCAAGCCCTTCGGAGTCCTGAATAGTCCAAAAGCCGTTGGCCTTGACCAGATTGCCAGATACCCCGCCCATCGAGGTCAGTTTGGTATTGCCCGACAGGGTAATCAGGCCATAAGTGCGGTAGCCATAAGTGGGGGACTGGTAGCTGATAGTCTCCCCAAAGTTGCCCGCACCCCTCGGGAGATTCGGAGGATACTGCATACGCCCCCTGGGCCGCGCAATCTTCCTTAAAACATTCATCCCACGGCTCGCAGAACGCGCCAGAGAGGGCGATACGGTTGCCCCATACTCAGGGGCTACCTCTACCGCTACATTAGTAGCAATGGCGCTTATAGCACCGTCAGGCACCGTCACCTCGTCTGCCGCGGCAGAAACGGGCGTATAGCCCAAGACGATACCGCTCGCCTCAAGCTCCGACATAAAATCATTCATGCCGGTATAAAAATCTTCATACTCGCTCGCAGCAAGCGGAGCCTCGTCAGCCTGTACCAACAGCCGCTTAAGTCCCCGTTGTGCTACCTCTATGGCTGTTGCCATTAGTTGCCCTCTAAAAAGGCCCGAACGTCACCGATTAAAACCTTGCCGTCCTTTCCTGTGCCTGGAATCAGGGAAATATCCACCCCGGACGCCTCGGCCATACGCAGCGCATCTTGCGTAGCAGGGATCTCATCCATCGCCTCGACCCACCCATGCTGCTCAGCAAAGGCATCGAGGCCATCAAAGTCGTTTACTTCAATCATCG